TCATAGTGACTTTAGGGTCTGTTTTAAGTCATGTTTTCCCAAAAAATGGCGTAAATCACGGCTCAATCCTGTATTAAAATCTACTTGCATTATACCACAAATTCCTATTTAAATTTCAAAAAATCTTCATCAAAAATATTATTATTAACAAAACACCGTTTTTGACAATAATCAAAAAAAGAAAAAGAAGGCATTATTAACAAAATGGCATTTTTGACAATAATACACCACGATTTCCTCTTCCTATTCTTCAAGAAAACGTTTTTTTGAACAATAGGATTGTGATTTCTATTTCTAATCGTTCAAAATGCGTGTTTTTGCAAAATAGAAAATCGCAAGCCAAACGACCTGCGGAAACATCATCTATTCTAAATAGTCTTTTTCTGTAATTACTTTTAATCTAGTAGAATAATTCTGAAATGTTGAGAATTTAAAACGTTTAGGATCTTCAAGTTTATTTCTATCATTTGCTTCCAAAGCGTGATTATAGTCTATAATAGCTTTTACCAACTTATTAATAATAGCTCTATCATTGTCCATTACTTTATAATAATCTTCGATTTTCCGAAGGCGGAAAGTTGTATTCAACAAATAACTTTCATCTTCTAAAATCAATGTTTTACCAATATCTAATCCTTCAACATATCCTTCTTTTGCCGAATTTCTAAGCTTATACTTCAACTGGTACTTTTTAGGAATGTAACTTCTAAATGGAATCAAGAAAGTTAGCCCCTGTATTTTGACAACAGTTACCGCAAATCCCCTTCCTTTATTCATTACTTCCTTTGTCTTAAAGTCATAATCCATCGCTTGAATAAGGTCGTAATCCTTGCACATTTCTAAATCAATTTGACCTAATTTTAACTTCTTACTTTTCATTCCTATTCCTTAGATAAAAAGCTCACTAAAAAGTGAGCAACATTTCCAATGAGATACTTCTGTTGACGAGCGCGTCTCTCCGCCCCCTCATTGCCTCAAGAAAAGGCTGGGCGAATCGAAAGGAGGTAGATTTTTCCTGTTTTCAATTCTACTTATTTTTGCACATTTTTTGAATTTTGTCAAACAAAAAAACCGCAAGCCTGAGCCTGCGGTGAAAGACCTATTCTTTGTCTTTGTTTTTATTTTGATTATTCCCTGTAAACAAACCAATTAGCCCTAGTGCAGTAGTTCCAGTTAAAACACTACCTGCAACTTGTTTATCTGTCGCTATTAAGTAAATTCCACCGATAATAACAACGAGGGCGATTAAAAAGCCGAATAACTGTCCCAATTTATGAGAAGAGATATTCCCTGATAAGTATTTATCTTCCATCTCTCTACGATGTTGGCTTTCTGCAATACCATTATCAATAATCTTTTGTGCAGCATCAGGATATAGCTCTTGATACCCTTTGAGGATATCTGGATGTGGTAGATCACCTTGATAGATTTCCAACTTCTGCAGAACTACTTGACGCTGTTCATGTGGTAAGCGCTCGACTTCATCAACAATATTATTGACTTCAATCAAATCTTTATTCTCGGTATCCAAATTTCATTACCTCTTTCTGAATGCCCATCGTTGATTTCTTGTAATCACTTTTGACTTTCTTCCAGTCTGGGACTGTATCAGCTTTTACTTTTGAAATGCTCTGGTTAAAGCTAAAAACAGGCAATACAATTGCTGTCATACCAAGTAAAAAAGACTTAAAGTATTGAGGTTGTTTTGTATTTTTTAACATACCAAATTCCTCCTACTCGCTCCATAATATTTTTTTGAATTAACTTGATTATGACATCTTTCTTTAAAAAAGTCAATGTTTCTTGCTCTTTTTAACGAAAAAATCCCCACAAGAACGAGTCCTGTGGGGTAGAAATACATTTTAGAAAAGTTTTCCTTTCATTTTATTTTTTAAATTATTTAGTTGTAATCAAGCCTTCTGGCTCAACTGTGAACTCTGGCTTGTCTGCCAGTGTTCCATCTGGTTTGAGGTAGTACCAGCCTGTCTTGTCGGCTGACTGAATAAAGGCGTTTGATACCATGTTTCCGTTCTTACGGTCGAGGTAGTACCATGTCTGCTTATGCTTAATCCAGCCAGTGACCATCTTACCTTCTTCATCGAAGTAATACCAAGCGTTGTTGATACGAGCCCAGCCAGTAGCCATAGACCCTGAGTCTGTGAACCAGTACCAAGCGTCCTTGTAGTTCAACCAGGTACTACGCTTCATGAAGCCTTTATCATCGAAATAGTACCAAACATCATTGATTTTCTCCCATTTGTTAGTTGGGTATGAGCCGTCTTCACGAACCCACCACCAACCGTACTGGTTCTGTTGCCAGCCGATTTCGACTTCTTCAGGTGGCACGATATAACCAACGATTTCACTTACAGAGCGCTCATTGTAGCGACAAGGGCCACCTACTTCAAGGTAGTCCCAATTGCCATCAATATTCTGCTCAATCGTCTTGATGGTATATCCGTCTGAGTCCTCATAGACAAGACCTGTATGCCCGTAGTTGACACCGTCGCCAGCTACGTATGATTTCACGAAGAACCAACCAGCCTTTGGATAGTCAACATCATACACGACTTTCAGTCCTTGTGAACGTGCTGACTCAAGCAAGTCGTAGGCATTGCCCCAAAGGGTCACACCATACCAATGACGAAGCCCGTAACAAGGTACGTCAGCACATTGGAAGCCATAGGCTCCATCATTATCCACTCCATCGCCAGCGTTAGCCTTGTCGATGAAGAATTGAATCATTTCCTGTTTTTTAGACATACCTATTCCTCACTTGGTTTCTTGTATTCAAGCGCTCGTGTGCTGTCTGTGATTCCGCTAGTCGTCGGGTCATTGACCAGACCGATAGCAGTCAAGAACACGAATACCGCATTGACAAGCAGAATCAGCTTGTTGCCGATATCACCCAAATCCAGATGATATCCAAAGACTGCTGCACCAGCTTGCAAGACAAGCAAGAAGGCTGGGATTGCAGTTAGCCAAAAGAATTTATTTTGTAATCGTAGTTTCCAGTTAATCATATTGTTTTCCTCCTTAATCATATTCCAAGAATGGACGCATCTTGTCCAAAATGACCGGATACATCTTCTTATTTCCTTCTGCAGTAGGATGTAGACCATCTCCAATGAAACGATTTCTGACACTCTCTAAGACAGGGTTTAAACCTGACTCATTATGCAGATCAACACAAGGGATAGCGTACATTTCAGATACTTCTTTTACCGCTCGAACATAGTCTTGTAACAAGTTTCCTTTATTATTTGGTGTTGTCTGAGCATTCACCCAAGTCGTACCACCACCTCTAAAATATCGTTTCAGAGGTGTCATTGTCATCACTTTCGCATTTGGACGATTGACAGCAAGCCATTCAAGAATGTACTTGTATGCTCCATAGAACGAACTCGTTCCGGTATCAGTAACATTTCCTAAAGTTGCATTATTCCCCCAGTCATTCGTTCCTCCAAAGATAACTACAATGTCCGCATCAGCTGGAATTGTATCGAGTCTGTTTACAAACGGCTTCAATCTATCTGTCACATAACTTGAAGTACAGACAGAGGTTCCGCCAATCCCTAAATTCGTGACTATGCTATTAATACCGTTGCTTTTACACCAGCTATCAATGTAGCGGTGCCATTGCCAACCTCCAGCGTTAACACCTTCAGTAATCGAATCACCCAAACAAGCAATTTTTTTGGTCTTTGTCGTTTTACTAAAAGTATTGATGTAGTAATTACCTGCGTTGTTGTCGTAATAACCAAGCAATACATCGTTGGTCGTGTTAACCTCGCCCCCGACAATTCGTTTTTGAGCCTTGTTAAACACGATAAATCCTGCGCTACCGTTAATAGAGACCTCTTGAGCATCACACCAATAATTAGACTTTCCGACTTTCACATTACATTTTGGGAAAGATAACTTTTTTAAAGATTTGTTGTACACGATATTCCCGTTAGGGATATAGATGACTGTATTGCTATAAGTCGCTATTTCTTCAGTATCCAGACCACCACTTCCTGAGTTTGGACGACTCTCTAACGTTAAAATCCTTTGTTTTAATTCGCTATCGTTGTAATTGGTAGGCAGTATTCTCTCACCAATTCCTTGGACAGAAATGCTAGTACCACTAACAGCAGTCACTTTCCAAAAACCTTGGTTCGTACCAGTAGTACCACTCCAGTAATCTTCAATAATATCTCCGACTTTAATACCGTCAGGGTTCATGATAGCGTCTGGTGTTATTGTCCTATTAACACCAACACCGCCTCCGGAAATATCACCTTTGGCAATGCGATATGTTGGTGTATTGTTATCTGGACGACTCTCTAAAACAGTCAATCGTTGCTTGATTATAGAATCGTCATACGGAATAGGTAATTCCGATTTCTTAGCGTACCCTTCAAGAGATTGATGTTCTGTCAGATAATGCTTCTCTTCAAGTTCTTCATGCGTGACAATCTGAGAATAATCTATCTCAGTTGCCTCATGAAGTTCTTCTTTAGTTGCGTAACGTGTCTTGATATCCTTGATATCCTTACCGATTTCCGTTGCTAGATTTTCAAGGTTATGCATATCAATCACGCTTTCGCTTGGTTATAAGTTGCTACTAAATCAAGATTGGCAATTTCATCTACACGTCCGCTAACTTCTGTTACTTTGCCGAGAAGTGCGCCGTTTGCATCTTGATCCATGTTCGTGATTTTTTCCGCAATCTCTTTCAATGTATCAAGATTTTCAGGCACTGACTCGCCCAAAATTTCAGCTTTAACTTCTGATTTAGCTTGAGTGACTGCCTGAGAAATAGCTTGCGTCATTGCCGAAGTCTCTACTTTAGTGCTGACGCTTTGCTTCACTTCCTTGACATCTGCTCCGACCGCTTGTGCGAATGCTGTTAATTTTGTTGTGTCCATGTTATTAAACCTTTCCTAAATTGTAGTAAAAAAGCAAGTCAGGGATTTCCTGACATGCCCCACCTTCGCTTACATGTCGTTCTGCAAGCTGTTTCTTAACTTCTTCAACGATATCTAATTCCTTTAATTTATAGATATCTTCCGTAACCAATTCTTTATCTGAGTCTTCAATTTCAATATAAGTATCTCTGTCGCTTGGGAAGATATACCCTCCAACCGAGATTTCCACTCGATATTTTCCGCTTGGTAAAATACTGTCTAAATTGAAATTGACAGAATGGCTAGTGACGGGAGCAGTTGTCTTCCACCTACGTTGTCCCTTTGTTAGAGTAATAACCGCATCTTGACCCTCAAACAAGGTCATGACACGATAATTCTCGTCTAATAACTCAAACCCAAAGGTGGAAGACAAATCCCCTTGCTTAATAAGGTCGCCACCATCAATCCGAGCCAAATTGGTTGTATTAACTTTGCGGTTGTTACAACCCATTCTGCGCCCCTTTCTTAGCTTTTACTCTGAATCAACGTTTTCAACTCTCTCACATCTTCACCTAACGACTTAACTTGTTCCGCAAGGACTAAGATAGCCTTGTTTTGTTCATCGTGGTTATCTAGTCGTTTGTTTGCAGACATCTTGAATTCATGCAGATTCTCGATGTCTTTCTCTAAAACCGTGAGACGATTCTCTTGTTTGGTCGCTCGGTCTTTCATCGAGAAATAAAGTCCGACAACAGGAATGAGAGAGAGAAAAATTTGGACAATTAAACGTTCAAATTCTGCCATAAACACCTCCATTATTGGTTAGGTGCAACTGTTGTAGCAGAAGGTTCTGTTGCTGTAGGAGTTACGGTAGCTGTCGTAGAAACTGCAGCTGCTGGTGCGACAGTCGTAGGCTCATTTGGTGCTTTCGGTGCATTAAACTTCCAAGTTGCTAGAACGCCATTCTGGTAAGGTGTTCCTTCAAGTTGAGCAAGGGTTTCTCCTTGATAAGTAAAGGACTGATTGGTTTGGATCAGGATGCGTTTACCTTCTCCATTAACTTCGACGTGACTTGGATCTTCAACTGCAAAGATTGCACCAGGCTCATAAACTTTACCGACTTCAGCAAGAGGGAAGAGTTCAACCATTTCTTTGTACGTCGTACCGTAAGATACTTTTTCGCCCATGATAGAATCTTGAGCCATCACTCGAACCACTTTATTAATGCGGTTCGCAAGTGCTTCAAGATCATTCTGCTTCGCTTCTGTTTGAGTTGCTTTCTGCTCTGTCTCAGCCAATTTCTGTTCAGCCTGCTCCAATTTAGCTTGATTTTCTTGCAGTTTAGCTTGAGTTTGTACAATAGCAGATGTAGGGTCAAGCTCTGCACGAACTTGCTCTAGGACTGCTTGAATGATTTTCTCATCAGAGTCGCCTAGGCGGTCTCCATCAAGTTCACGAGTGTAATACGTGAAAGGCTGTTCCTTACGGATAGTTACTACTGTTTTGTCAACTCGAAAAAGTTTGTTTTCTACTAAAAATTCCATGTTATTTACTTCTTTCTATAATTTATTTTTTTATCCACATAAAAATATTGCAGTAATTCTGGTACGGAGGTATCGGTGGTGTTGTATGACACAAGCCATCTTTGTGATTAAAAAACACTTCTGAAGCAAAGAATGAACCTGCAGGAGAATTGTTTTTGTATTGAGATACAATCATGTCGGATTTACCATAAAGCGCTGGCAACGAATCTGTTTCGCCACCACGCTTCGCAGGCGAAAGAGATGTGGGGATTCTAAAGATTTTTTTGTCGTACATCGAATTATTATTTGGAGCATTTTCTAGCGAATTTCCGTCAATTGCATATTTCAAAATTACGACATTACCAATGACATAAATTTTATTATCGCCTTCAAGAGCGAACCTAGATGGTCTTACACCACTCTCAAATTCCAAAGGAATGACTTTCATATCCAGCCTGGGCAACACCTGCCAACTTCCCCAAACACCATTGACTTTGGTTCTAACCGCAGTAAATGTATTTGCGTTGTCTACTGCCTGCTGCATGACGTTTTGGCCGTCGATTTTGGTTACAGTAACATAGAGCGGAGAACGTGAACCCTTTGGTGAATTCGTCAGTCCTGCTCCTGTATACATGCCCGATTCCACATAGCTATCCCAGTTTCCTGTAGCAGCCTTAGCACTGCCATTGTCATTTGTCAGTTTGGTTAGTTGAGCATTATTCCATCTGTTCTTATCCACGCTTGAAACATGAATAGTCGAATTTTGCGAATGAGAATTAAACTCACTCTTGCTCGCTTGTTCAACATTGGACACATTCCCTAAACCGACTTGAGACTTTGTAACACCGTGAGGGTTGTTGCGGTTCCCTGTGTGGTCTGTCAATGCACGACTATCTGCCTTACCATTCCAAGCTGTTCTCTCTTGTTGAGTAATGTGTTTTGTCGTATCTCTTGCGTGAGCGTCAAAATCGGTCTTGCTGGCTTGTTCCACGTTCGTCACATTTGCTAGACCGACTTGCTCTTTCGTCACATTATGCGGATTCTTTCGATTAGTAGTGTGAGCGTTGAACTCCTGCTTACTAGCCTGCTCCACGTTTATCACGTTTCCCAATCCTACCTGAGTCTTGGTCACGCCATGAGGGTTATTATGATTGTCTAAGTGATGTTGAAAATCAGACTTACTTGCTTGCTCAACATTCGTAACATTCCCTAGTCCCACTTGTTGTTTCGTTACATTGTGTGGGTTGTTTCGGTTTTGAGTGTGAGCAGCAAGGTCTGCCTGATTCGCTTTATTTGTTGTTTGGTTGCCAATAATCGCTTCAAGACCGTCAATGTCTGCAACCTTGTGACGATGGGTTGCGTCAGCTTTGTTTTCCCAACGCTGCGCATCCTCTGCTCCAATAATATCCCTTGATCTCCAAGTTTTAACCATCTGTTAGCACCTCCAATTTATACTTGAACCGTGTCGTTGTTTCAATCGGAACGTACACTTCTATCACTGATAGAACAATGTCTGACGCATCTAACAACTCCACTTTCGTAACCTCTCTTACCGAATCGGGTATTAAAAACTCTACAAAAACAAATTGCCTATCCCGTCTTTTTTGGATTGAGACAACTTGATTGCTATTTAATCTAGCTTTGCTTATTTTAGCTAATACAGTATCAGTAATCGAGGTAAATAATGTTTCTTTAATCACTAAATATAACCTCTTCTTCTGCTCCTTCGTATTCAAGAGCTGTCACCCCTACAACTGCATAACCAACTCTAGCAAAGTCTACCGAGGTCTTAAATAGCCGTTCTTTCAGCTTGACTCGTTCAGTTACTGTTGGAATATGCGTATATACCATGTTCGCTGGTTTGATTGCGTTGATAAAAACAACAGACTCTCTGAAAAGTCCGCTCGTTTCTGCACCAGACTCAATCAGTAAGACCTGATTAGCGAAATCTACTGAAGCCTTGTACTTCCCTTTGCCGAAAAGGTCGTCCAATTTGCGAATTAAAAACCACCATGAAAATGGTGGTCTCATATTGATACGCAACAAAACACGCTCTCTCCTCCACTCCAACGTATCGGTTGGGTGGGCAACAATATCGTAGACTTCTTCAAATTTCGTCAACGTAGGAACATCACAAAGCATAATGAACTGATTCTTGATAAACTGCTCTAGCGAGATAGTTCCATCTTTAAATAGAGCATTTTCAACCTTAACCAGCTCTTTCATATCCTTGACGCCCTCGTAGTAATCTGGAACGTATTCAGATAAGTTTACTTCTTTTGCCATTAAACAACCCTCACTGTTCCTTTATACGGCAATTGTTGTAATTGCCCTGTGAAAACAAGCGCTAGATCAGCTTCACGATTGTTCAATTTCATCTTATCAACGTTTGCGATGCCGTTAATAGTCAGTAGCTTAGCCATTAACTGCGAGCGATAGATTTTCATGCTATAGGTGTTGACATCTGAGTATTGCGCCCAGTTCTTTCTCAAGTCTAAGAAATACTGGTCTAGAGCCTTGTCTACCAGTTCTTTTACTTGATTTAGCTGATATCCTGTCATCAACTCAAGTTTAAACTCAATATCAATCGGGAAGCGTGTCGCAGTCGTAACCGTCACACGGTGATTGATAGGAGCAAGTCCAACTCCTTTTCCAGTATATTCAAGTGGATCCAGAACATTTTGCACCTTCTTAATTGTCTCAGTAGATGCCAAGTTTAAGTCGTTGTCTAAAATAACTACTTTAACCGTTCCTGAGCCATTCCAAACTGGATAAACCTGAACTGCACCAACTCCGTCAATTTCACGGACACGCTGAACGTACTCAATGAAATTACCGCCAAACGGCTTCTCATTGACGTAAATCAAGAAACGCTTCCGCAAGTCATCGTCAGTTTCTTCATCTTGACCGGATGTAACAATTTCTCCTAAGACTGCTGTAGCGAGGTTTCTGTAGTTCTCCAAGGGCAAGATATTGCCGTAATAGCGGTTACCGACAACGCCGCTTGTCTCACACTCTACTTCATACTTGCCTACTACATCTGTGGCACGAACAACCTTGTAGATGATTGCAGCTTCATCAAGAGTCGCAAAACGAGAGCCTAAAGCGATTTGTATACCTTCTTTTCTCTCGTTTTTAAACTCCGCAAAGCGTACCGCTTTTTTTGACGGATAACGATGTAGACCGAACTCTTCAACCTTGTAGTCTAGGTATTGGCCAATAGCAGTCTGTGGAAATGTATCTAGCAGTAGATTTTTTAACTGCAAATAAAAACCAGCTAACTCATAACAAGCAGGCGCTAATGCGTCATAGATGATAGAACCTTCCCGTGTATCAATATTTTCATTGACACGAGAAAGAGCGTCATTCATCAGATAATCAAATGTATATTTTTCTAAGAAATCACCTATCATTAATCAGCGTCACCTCCTTTTCAACTTTAAATAAACCGGATATAGTATGGACTTCAAAGACACAAAGCAAGCTGTCCTTGGTTTGTTGCTCGATGAAGAAATTTTGGACACTTTTAATTCTTGTATCGACTAACAAGGCTTGAGAGATTGTTCTCTCAAGGTCAGCTTTTACAAAATCATAAGGCTTTCCAATCAAGCGCTCCAATTCTACTCCGTAGTTTGAAGAGTAGATAACCCACTCAAACCGTTCTGTAAGCAAAATCTTTTCAACTGCTTGCCTCATGGCTTCTAAGCCGTCAATATATCCGTGTATTCTGCCATTTTTCACTTGATAAGTGTAGGATGGCAAAACAACTTCTTCAATGTTTCGTATATCTACCATCTTCACTCCATCCTTTGTAAAACGTAGTATAATTGCCCATTCTGAGCTTTAATCATTAAGACTTTGTCTCCTGCTTCAAGATCACGAAAAACAATCCATCTCTTGTTGTCCCCTTCAGTATCTCCAGTGCGTAGTTCTTTAACCATCGGACTTAAAACTAAAAAGGACTCAGGGATTTCAAGTTTATTATTAACCTTGATTGTCAGAGGAGAAACAGATGTGACAGAACCAAAAACAATGTCTGTTCTGTCTGTCCCATCATCTACTCCTTGCGCCAAAAGGCGTGCTAATAACTCTCCTGCCATTATTCCAGCGTCCTCAATTCTAAATCCATTGTATGCACCTTGTCCCACTTGTGGGTACATTTAGAGATGATGCCAAGACTGTTCTTCTTAATCCCTTCAGACTCTAAATCAGCAAAATCCAGTACAACACTGTTGCCTGCACTGATTCCAAGATGTCCTAAACAAGGAACTTTAAAAGTCTTTTTAGGATGATTCTTAGCTTTCAATAAGAGTTCAGCCTTTTGTTGAATCTGACTCTCATTCATCTTTTCATCCACTTTTTCGTGGTACTGCAACTTGCCCCAAAGAGCAACGTTTTTAGAGTCTTTCACAACGTAAACTTCACGCTTCTTACTCTGCTTGTTGTCTTTAGTCAGCTTCACATAGTTGAAACTGTCATCGATAGAACCTTCATAGTCAAAGTCTGTCGCCACGCTATCATCACCAATCACTAAGTCAGTAATCAGCGAATTTAAGGCTATATGCTCGACTGTACCAAAGTTATCCCTGATGATGTACCACATACCACCATGAATCAATGTTAAGTCCAAGGCGTTCTGGATCATCGCAAAATAAGTTTTCTTATCTTCGATTTTCTCAGGACACGTCCAGTTTCCTTCATCAACAACTTTGTACTCAAGTTCTGATATTTCGCAAATCTTACTGAAGATTTCATGACTTTTAGAGGCTTCAAACACGATTGTGTCAGTGTTTTTCAGGTACCTCATTCTGTCATAAGCAGTAACCGACCATTTCTTGGCTGATTTCCGCTTTTTCTTGAAAACTTTACCGTAAAAAATGCCCTTATCATCTACCTTAAAGCGAATAACATCCCCAAAGTTACAAGCAACCTGCGAGTCTATGATCATATCAAACTCAAGTTTTCCCGGCTGAAAATCAATACTGGTTTCCCATTTGACACCTCCGACCAACTCAGTGATATCAAAGACTTTACCGTCATTCACATCTTGAATCAGAAATTCCATCATAGGACTTGTACCGAATCAGCAGTAACCCAACCACGCCAACCACCATCCAACATGGTAACGTGATAAGGATGCGACCCTTTCATATTGATATAATTGACAAGCCTAGTTGCGTTTGACTCAGTTTGACCCGGCCCTTCTCCGTAGCTATCTCTATGCAGCTGCCCATTGACGAGCACCTTTGCACCGATAGTTACTTCTTTCTTAGTCGAGGGAGCTTGTTCTTTCTGAGGCTGACTAGCTTTCTTCTCCTCTGATACCTTCTTTTCGATTTTTACAAACCGAGCCTTGGCCATCTTGTACTCTTTGAAAGTGATGTCGTAGTAAACATCCTCATGAATACCAGCTTTTCTTTGTTGCTCAAAACTCTCAACTGTCGCAAGCATATTGATACCCACGCCAGAAATAATCAAGCGACAAGGTTCTTTCCCGTCCATGATTTTCTTTAAGAGTCGGACATAGGTTTCAGGCGTCCCTGATTTATTCAGGACATAAGAGCGGAAAGTGTCTCTAGGGAAGAATGAAGTGAAAGTAACCTCAGATAGTTTAGGAAAACTCATCTGGGTTATTTCTCCTAGCGCAATACTCGTTGTGGACTCGTTATTTGCGCTATTCTTCGTTTTCAGTTCTTCTGGATTGACAGGAAGTTGTGTGACTTGACCCTTGTACTCTACGAAAATACCAATCGCCATTTCTTTCTACCTCCTACGCAATTCCTAGGTCGCTATCGACCAAACCGACAATCTTTTCTTCGATTCTGTCAACCAAATCGTCGATATCCTGTTCAGTAGCGCTATTTTTAGACTCGTAATTGACCCTAACTTGAGGTGTTAGAACTTGGTAATCAATGATGTACTTACGTTCTGCAACATCACGCATCATCTTGATATCTTCGTCTTTCAGCTTGACTTCATCTTCAATCTTACCGACGTTCCCAATGTTCTTGCCTTTGCCTAGCTTGTCGCCAAGACCACCAGCACCACCAGAAGGAGCACCAGCCCCTGCAGGCGTTTGATTCATTTGGTCAAACTTAGAAGCAAGTTCGTCTTGATCCTTCATCTTATCAGCGAAGCCTTGCATGGCATCACCCATACCTTGACCAAAAGCCTTAGTTCCACTAAAAGCATTGCCAGCAGTTGAGAAAGGATTTGTCATCCCATCCCACAAACTGCCTGGAGTTATCATGTTAGCACGCATGCCGTCAAAAGACTCATAATCATCAGGAGCCTCTCCCGGATTAAACATCTCTCCCATAGCACGGATACCATTGGCAAAACTACCGTCATTGGACATGTAACCCATTTCGCCAACATTACCTAACCCTAAACCGAGTGTATTCAAAGCGTCAATGATCCAGTTGATAGCTTTAATAGCCATGTTTGCACCAGCTATAAAAGCATTACCGATAGATTGCGCTACATTGACTACCCCATCAACAAACGTAGCAAAATAATCTAATATAGTTCGAACAAGATTATAAAATAACTTTCTGATGGAATATATCGGGTGTTTAAAGACGTTTCTCAAAAATTCTGCAACTGCTAAAGCAATGTTGTAAATGGCTATGAAGAGGTTTACAATCGGTGCAATCATATACATGACGAGATTGATGACGAACATAATGATGTCATAAACTACCGTTCCAACAAAGACAAAGGCTGCAACGATAGCAGCTGCAACGTCTAAGAATGAAATCCCCATAGCGTTTAGAGCTGTAGCAATTAAGAGAGCGACGGCAATAATACCAATCATAACTAAATAGACTAACGCCCATGGAGCCTGTGCAATCATACCTGCTATAAATATAGCCATCCCCACTATAGTAGCTACAGTTGCGACCATCATCAAAGCAGTAATTACAAAGTTGATGTTATCAGTAACCCAGTTCCAACCTGCAACAAAGAGATTAAAGAGCCATAATGCTATCTGGCCAATCGCAAACATTGCAGTTTCTAAACCTGCCATGAAGTTTTGTCCAGCGGTACTATTTATAAATTCTTGCCATGCTTGAATTAAAGGCTGAAATGCGTATGAAGCTACGTTGCCAACCTGAGTCATCATGTCAGCAAAGGTCATTGGCATTTTTGCAAATTCAGCGTTTGTTTCAACCGCTGAACCAAGCAAGGCACTCTTAAGGATATCTCCTGTTAATTGGCCATCTTTAGCCATTCCCCTCAATTGACCAACGCTGACGCCAAGGTGTCTAGCTAGTTTTTGGGCAACAAGCGGAGCATTTTCCATCATAGAATTAAACTCATCACCACGAAGAACCCCTGAAGCAAGGGCCTGTGTAATTTGAAGCGTCCCTGCTTTTTGTTGCTCTAAACTTGCACCACCGATTTTATACAGTTTGTTCAACTGTTCAGCGAATGCTATAGCTTCATCGTTGCTTTTAAAGGCTTCTCCAGCTTGTGAGCGTAGTTTAGCCACAGAGTCTGCCATGATACCGAAACCAGTCCTTGAGCGTTGCGCTGCTGCCATGATACCGTCTTGTAATTCTTGACCTGTCTTAGTACCATCTTCTATTGTCTTAAGCCTTGCCATGGTCTGAATATAATCATCGCCTGACTTAATCAGACCACTCATTAAATTAGCCATTTGCCTCAAGGCTTGAATAGCAACCATGAAATTCAAAGCACGAGAAATAGAAGTCATTCGACCAAGCATGGATGTAGCAACACCTAAGCCACCAACAAGTGGCCCAGTTGAAGGAAGTTTAGGAGTGATAGGTGCCCCCATTTTAGGCGCTACAGGACCAGAAACTTTAGGCGCATTTAGATTTTTAGGCATATCCGCTTTGACCTTAATCGTTGCAGTCTGCGTCATCTTCTTAACACGTCTATCCAACTCGCCGAACTTAGCAACAGTCCTGTTGATTGTGCTATTAATTCGATTTAAAGGGCTTGAGAAATTATCTCTAAGCGCTAGGGTCTGCATTAATGTAGTCATCTTCTACCGTCTCCTCCTTCCTCTGCTTTTTCTTTCCATCTCTTTGTGTTCCTTTTCTTCTTGCTCTACTCGAATATCGATAAAGGCAAAAATCAAGGCTTTTTCACGCTTGGATAAGCTATCCAAAAAGGACGGAGTCCAGTTGAATTGATGCAAACAGTAGTAAGCATAATTCAACTCTGCGTCCCCGTCCTCTAGTCGTTTTTTGCTTCTTCAACAAGATCATTGATATCTTCGTCAAAGCCATTAAGCGACTGGATTGCTTGCATAAGTCGATTATATTCCCCAATTTTCAACATAGCTTTCAATGTTGCTGCTTCATCTCCGACTGTATGATAAGACTCTTGCAATTGAGCGTCTTTTAAGTCTGGGGTAACAACGCAGGCTACCATCAATGAGTCAATGTATCGTTCATTGTTAAACTCAGGAATAGTCATACCTTGACGGTTTTTTTTCTTGATTGTTGCACGTTTCTTCAACGTATCGTTTAAACTTTCGTCAATACTACGAATAACGAAAGGAGATTTGAAGCGTTCTAGTGTCACTTCTTTAGTCTCATCTCGTTGAACATTTTCTAGTAAAAAGTCTGAAATTGCCATTTATCTATCCTCTTTCTAACCTAATTTAGGCGCATTAAATTTTTCCAAGATATCCACATCTTCAAAAGTAAAGTTGACTTCTTCTTCCAAGAAATCTTCTTCAACTTTTAGTTGACCCATCACAACTTCATCAAGGTTACATTCACGCAAGATAGTTGTTTGACGACCGATTGAACTTGTCGCATCGTCATTGGTCACTTGGATATCAAAGAATGTATCACGACCATTCTTCATGTAGTCCAACATCATTTCCTTGAATGTTGAAGTGACACCGTAGATGGTCATCTTACCTTCTCCCTTGAAACCAGTCGCTTTTACTTGCGTACCACGTTTGTTAAGGGTTCGGACTTCTTCTTTGTTTTTCTTAACTGTCGCTTCAAGTTCCTTGATATAGAACATGAACTCATTTCTTCCATCGATGTGAATAAAAGCGGTACCTTCCTGACCGCTGATTACGTCACGACCTTTTAAAAAAGCCATACTGTCTCCTTTCCTACTCTACTGTAACTGTCATGTACAGTTTTTCCATACTGTCTACTGGTTTCACTTTGACGTTAACCACTACAGACTCTTTCAACTCACCACGTAGCACCTCGATGTCTTCAACTTTGAAGTCTTCAATAGCACCACGAGCTTCAAGATCTTTGAAGTAGCGAATACGGTTCGCTTTGAACGCTTGACGTCCATCTTCGTTGTTGCTTACTTTACCAAGGAAATACTCAGAGAAAGCATAACGAGTATCGTTCACGATATCGTCCAAAGTACGCAAGATACGGTTCTTACGGAAGTCTTGGTTCTTCTCAATCGTAAAGCTAACGTGTGAGTTGATATCTTGTTCAACTACTGCACGGCCACGACGAGCAGTGAAGACAAATTGCCCTTTCAAAAGTGCATCTTCTGTCTCTGTATGGCTCAAACGACCTACAACATCAACAGAGTCTTCGTACTTCTCATAAGTCAATGATTTCTCAACGCCAGCATTTGCGCTTGCTGCTGCAACCCAAACAGTCGCTTTAGTCTTATCAATAACTGTCTTATCAGACAAGATAACACCGTTTTTAACGTTGATTACCGCTTCACTATCTGCGTCTGAGTCCGCAACAACCAATTGAGCGCCAAGTCCTTCATCTTCACGCATGCGTTTGATAAAGTTGATAGCTGCTTTCTTGATAGAATCGTCTTCTACTGGCAAGGCCATATAGTTAAACTCAACTGTTTCAAGCGCCTTGAAGTATTCTGAGTAGTCTTGGGTTGAGACTGCACCGTCAGTACCGCCAGTTAATTTAGCACCAGCCACCGCTTGCAGTTCGCCAGTTCCTGAAAATTCAACTAGATCATTGTTTTTCAAATCAGCCAAGACTTTTACAGTTTGTGAGTCCATAACAACAGTATCAAGGAACGTGACAACATCAAATGAACTTGAGTCGTCTACGTTCGTTTTGACTGTTACTGTAATGTCATTCCCACGGACACCGCTATATTTAGCTTGAGCCGTTACGTTGTCTGAAAGGTTTACGTTTGCCTTTTCACCTGTATTTAGACGATAAAGCAAGACTTCGCTAACACGCTTGAATGCTTCATTTAGCAACAAAAGCTGTGGGCTTTCTTGCTCATAGCCTAGTTTTTTAAATAGGTCTTCGCCACGTCGGATTTTCATCAATTTCTTTGATTCGCCGAAGCTGAGTGCCAACGGTACTGTTACGACACCATCACCACCAAGGCGAGTCATTGCGATGTCTTTTGATTTGACGTTGATGTAAGCACCTGGTCTTACTTTATTTTGACGTTTCCAAATTCCACCTGCCATTAGTTAATCTTCCTTCCTAGTTCGTATTCTAGTTTTGCTCGTGCTTCTTCCAAACTATAAGACTCTTCTGGGTCTAAAATAGCCCCCAAGATGTCTTTTTCTCCGTTGGTAAAAGCGCTACTTTCCAAAATGTCCGCAGTAGGGAACACAATTCCGTCTACATTATCCATCTTTTACCTCTTCTTTCACTTTCAATTCACGTTGTTTGATATCTTCCTCTTCTAACTTCAAGCGTGTGCTTGCGTTAAAAATACAATGCAGAACGTTGTCAACCACTTCATATTGACGGTCAAATAAATGAATCGTCGGCAAGTGTAAGAGTTTATAACTCAATTCTTCCTGCATTGCTAAACACTCGCTACGCTTTTTCTTTGGAGGAAAATAAGACAAATCCACTTTAGAACGTACTTTCACATATTTATTGGCCTCTGGAGTGTACTTAGTATCAACAACATGGATAAAAAAACAAGGCTCTTTAAAACCTTGCTCTACTTCATCCAGATAAATCCTGATGTCAGGATATAACCCCTTGATATGACTAACTAACTCCTCAACCAACCGAAAGCCTTTATTTGCCATTTCCTAACACTACCTTTCTCATAAAGCCATCATACTTATCACGGACACGCTTCTCCATATCGCTTTTAGTATCTTCAACCGTTTTATGAAGGAAATATTGCCCTGGAACAAAGCCACCATTGACTGTCTTATGCCCGTACTCAACGTGTGGGGCATAGTAGACCTTGTTATAAACTTTCTGCTTATAAGTCCGTCCAGATACTTCAATATGGCTTTTAGACCAGCTTTTTTGCAAGGTTCCGCCTTGTTTACCATGAACACTTGCCCAAAATTTGACGTGTTTGCCATCTTTGGTTGTGAACTCAACCCAATGATCCGTATAAACACCGACAGGTGTTCTCTCTTTCACTTTGGATTTTAGTTCTGTACCTTCATAATTCAAGGTCTGTCTCATAAATCGGTCTACTTTCGCATGATTCGCATTCTTGTTGAAGTTGTTAGCAAACTTAGCGAAACTACGATAATCAAAACTGCCACTCATGACTTGCCCTCTAGCTTTATAGCAATTTCTTGATGTGACCAATACTGACCAATAGGCACATTAGACCGTGTAAACACTTTAACGTGCCCATTTCTATCAGTCACCTCAATCTTGCAACCTGCAGGGATATCATAGACAACAGAGCAAAAGAGTTTCATATCATAGCCGTTAGCTTGATAGTCGCTCCCGTTCGTTGAACTATTGCTCATTTGCGAAATCCTGCAAGGAATGTCCTCTAATAGCACGCTTTCTGACATACTGGTTAGACCGTCTATCTCTTGCTCTGTATAACCTTTTACCGTCATTTTACAGTCATACAAGCAATCAAAGACTGTCTTAGCATATTCGGTCATAGTAGCTTCCTAAAACGATTCAACTGACGCTTGTAGCGCTCAAGTGATGACGGCACTTGTTTCATTCGTTGAATCATTTCGTAAGGACTAACCTTTTCGATTGTCGTATCACCCATTTTGATACTCTTCACCGAAAAGTCGTCTGCGTCAGCTTTTTCAGCAAGCACGCTTTGCTCCTTGACCTTGTCCAGTAAGTCGTTAGTCATGTCTATCCATACGTTCTCTAAACGTCCAGGCACACTGTCTTGGTGAATATAATTCAAAATCTCGTTTTCTGCTTGGGTCAAAGCGTAGTGAAGAACTTCCATATCTTTGAAATAATTATCCTGACGCATTTTCCGGACGCATGAGATCAAGTACATTGTGTTGTCTTGTTTCAATTCTTGAATCATATTCTGTTACCCAATCTATTTGCCGATTTTGTGTTTCAAAGCGATAATACCGATGTTCTTAGGCTCATAAACACGTTGCCAGTTTTTGAATTTAGCCAAGTCAGTGTTTGATGGAGTGATGTTTCCTTCAGCCACTTCTGCGCCAGTCCATTTCACGCCGTACGGGTGCATCACAAGGGCACGACGAGTGTAAATCATGTCGTTACCTTTAGCAGCTTCACGAGAAGTTTCAAACGTAGTCAATCCTGATGGATTTCCTGTATTGAGACCGATTGAACCAGTGCGGAAAAGGTATGAAGTATATACATCTCCTGTTGGTGCAATACCATCATCAATAATGACACGGTAACCAAGGTAGGTTGGAATGTTGATAGTCGCAGTTGTTGGCTGGATGTATTGAATCAAGTTGTCTTTTTGTAGTTTAGTATAAACTGCAGAGTGCATAGCAATAGCAGTAACTTGATCAGCAGAATCTCCAAGCAATTGTTTAGCGTCAAGTACCATAGCTGCATCGATACCAGTAGACGCTTTTGATTGGTCTGATACGTGAGTTTCTTCAAGCGCACCTTTCTCTCCACCAGTACCAGCAGCAAAGATACCATTCAAGGTAGCAATCAAGGCTTTTTGGTCTTCACGCAACCAGTAAGCACCGATACGGTTCAAGATAGCACGGACTGGGTCAGAACCAGCTACGATACCAGTCAATTCGTTAGCAGCCCAACCACGTCCACGATAAAGAACGCAGGCGATATCTGCTCCAGCAGTGATTTTCCCAGTTTCTAGCGCTTTGTCGCCATTGCCTAGAACCTCAGAATCTCCAGTAAGGTCATTCCAGAACGGCATGTTGACCAAAAGACCACCAGATGTAATGTTTTTAGAGACACGCTCATCTGATACTGCGATACCACTTTGAACGAAAGCAGATTTAGCAGCCGTGTACTGTTGCATATAGGCATTGTACTGTTGAGGTGTAATCGTGTCTAGAATTTTTGTAATTTCATTAGCCATTAGTTATTTTCTCCTTGTTGTTCTAAAAATTGAGTTAGGTTGACGTCGGGATTGCTCATAGCAGTTTCCCAATTCCCTAAATTAGCACCTTGCCCATCGCCTTGATTTGGCGTATATTGGGCTTGTTTCTCCCCGTTAAAGAGATATGGACTCTTAGCACGCTGAGCTTCGATTTGCTCAGTCAAGCCAATCAATTTGCCATCTTTTACAGAGATTTCGTCTTTGTTTAAGATTTTTTCAAAAATTTCTGCGTCTCGAACGCCAGCTTTTGTCAACTCAGCATCGATTAAGCGAGATTTGTTCTCATCTGCTAGTTTCGTCTCAAGCGCTTCTGTATCTTGTTTGTACTTAGCTTGTAAGTCCTCTAGCTTTTGCTGAATATCTTCAACATCTGCGCCTTTTTTCTTTAGATCATTCAAATCTTTGTCACGTTGTGTCAGCTGTCCACGCACGCTCTCCAATTCGCTTTCTTTACTTGCCACATCATCCTTAAATTTTTGGACAGAAGCACCATACAAAGCGAAGACTTGAGAAATTTGGTCTTCAGTTAAGCCGATGTTTGCTAATTGTTCTTTTTTCATTTTGAAAATCCTTTCCTCTACGCTAGGCTTTTTAGGTGTTCTCCATCACCAGTCGCTCCGCTTTTGTTAGGACTACGGACTTGTCCAATGTTTGAACCTTTTAACGCCATGCCCAGGGCGAAAAGAAAACCGTACGGGATTCCATACGGTTAGAGCATAAGAAAACCGCCTCGATTTCGATGCGGTTAGAATTGTGATATAAATAGCAGTCTATTCCTGCTAGTCAAGATGTTGGATCGCCTACTTTCTGTTTTTTAGCCATGAAAAGTCATTATCAACCAAAACCTGATAAAGAATTTTCCCAATTCGGTCTGCCTGCTCTTCTTCATGATTTATATAGCCAGCTTCAACTAAAATACCATGCGTAATTTCGTGAATAAGTGTCTGATCTTCGATTTGTTGACTAGCTGAGTCGTCTAGAACAATCCTGCATGTCTTGTACTCAATATGCCCCCATTCTCCTGTTCTTCCCTGTAAATCAGTTATTTTTTCGATTTCATAGACGATACCACCTATTTTTACCTTATCCATATTAAGTTTATTATCACGATTCATTTCTTCAATCCTTTCTGAGTACGAAAAAAGCACTTAGATTTCTCTAGGTGCTTATTTATCTAATTGGTAAGCCTTTTGCGTAAGCTTCTTTAGCCTCCACAAGTGTCATTTTATTAGGACCGCCATCGATATTAAATGCTCCCGTATTTTGCCAATGACAAACATCACAAATATCATAAGTTTCTACTAAATTTCCACATACGGGGCAATGCACATGTTCCCATCCGTCAATCATTATTATATTCTTTTTTATAGTCGTCATAGTAATATTCCTCTCCATCATCTGGCTTAAACATAGTTGTTATTCTCGCTTTTCCTGAGGCATTTCTTTTCCCAATCGCAATTGTCCCCGTTTCTCGATTAAATCGAACTCTTCTTTCTCCAGTATCATAACCTATAATATTTTTAGAGACAACAGAAGATAATAAATTTCTAGCCAATTGTTGATATTCTTCAGGGCTTTCCGCTCCGAACTCTTTCCCATGACTTTTGAAATGTCCATTTAAAGATTTCTCAGTAGGAAACTTGGACTTTGCCCATCTGATGCGGTCTTTTAGTTCCTTATATCCCTCAGCATCATTATACTTCAAATCATAGAAGCCTGCAAATGTTTTGGGCATATTTTGAGAGCCTAAAACCTGCCTATAAGCTATGAACTGTTCCTTGGATCTGCGGACTCTGTCCTTTTCCAATCTTTCAGCTTGTAGCTTGTCTTTGATGGCAGTCTGACCATACTTATCAAGCTGCTGCTTTCGCCAATCCTTGAAGGTCTGACCACTATCTACCTCGTAGCCTTTTCCTGTTTCAATATCTCTTGCATAGCGTTTCCCACCTTTTTCTAAGGCAGGAACCGTTGTACATCGACAGTGAGGGTGCATGGTCGGGTAATTTACACCTTTCTCTGCATCCTTAACAAGAAATACCTTACCGTCTAACTCTCCACAAATAGGGCATGTGTGAACCTCTAAGGTCGCCAGATACCTGTACTTCTTGATATTGTCGTCCTGATATTCATCCAGCGTTGCCTGAGCCTGAATTCCGTTCGTTTCCGTCTGCAAAACAGTCACTGCACGATTACGAGCACGGTCGAACTCAATTGCTAGAAGTTTACTTGACTGGTCTACAGGATAACCTCGGTTTAAATCATTGGTTACAAGTGACTCTACTCTACTAACCAGTTCGTCCATGTTGCTACCCCAAACACGCTCAGAGAACCGCTTACCTTTGAAGTTTTCCTTGATTGCCTTTTGAAGATACTCTTCTTCTAGACGCTCAGGCTTGAAATTCGGTTCTCTTTTGGTCTGCTTATGGTAGTTGTAAGCACGATTTAAGTAGGTTTCTTGGTAGGTTTGCTTGAGATGTGTTTCTATTCGCTTATTGATTTTACCATTCATTTCAGCGATATCCATCTCAACACCAGCAAACAAGGCATCTGCATTTGTTTTGACCTTTATTGACCTTGACCACTCTGTTAAATCAGGATGTTTCTTAACAAAGCTAGCAATCTCTTGCTTGGTTTTCATTTGGTCAGTCTTAGTCAGGGATAACAGATAAAATGGTAATGAGTCGCTACGATTTTTAGATACCCTCTCAAACGCCTCTAAACGCCCTGTAATGCGTTTTAGTGTTCTGTGGTATAAATTATCGATGTAGTCTATTATCTCGCCGAGGTCGTCAATCTGAGCCAGCTCATATAGCAATCTGTCTTTCTCTTCTCGGTTGAGGTCATCGAGAGATTCGATGAAAGCAATCTTCTCTTCTTTATTCAGTTTCCGACTCATGCTCTACCTCTTCCATGTCGTAGAGTTTTTCAGATTGTTCCTCTTGGTCAGCTTTCTGCAAGCGTAGTTCATCCTGCCAATCTTCTACAATTGGATTTGATTTAGCTACGTTCTCTCTTGATGTGATAGTTGCAAGAGTAGAAACTACTTGAGCCATTTCTGTATCATTATTGATTGAGTTCCGTGTCCATGTTTGCTTGATTTTGAGTTTGTCGGATAACCCTAGATGTTTCAAGATCATCTTAACAAGCGTGGCATATCCACTCCTAAACTGAGTTTCCATATTCCCAGCTTTTAACTCTAAAAGAGAGTAAAGAAACTTCAAAGCAACTCCAGAACTGTTACCCAGCTTATCTGTTTCAGGGTTAACCCCTTGGCCACTAATAAAGATTTGTTTCTTAGTCCGCTCTAAAATCAGATTTCTTGCTTCGGTTGGAATGTCAATCGCAATGGTTGTAACTCCTGATTGGTCTCCCATGCCGTCGTTGTCCATCTTAATCATCTTGTAGCGTTTCAAATCTTCTAGAAACTCTTGCTTGTCCTGCCCACCGTAGTTTGTAAGAACAAAGATAACCTCTTGAACATCGTCTGTATCATTGACAAACCCACTAAAAACCTTGTCGTAAACGTCAACTAGGTCTTTGATTGGCTTCAAGTCATTGGTCTCAATTTCGTTATTCTTGAACGGAATAAAAGGAACAAGGCCAAAATCATGTTTGAAACTATTGTCGCTTGAGCGGTCTCCATTCATGGTATCAATCAAAGAGATTGCTTGGAATGTTTCTAATCCTTCCAGTGGCTTATTTTCTTCGTGCCGATAGAAAGAGCACTCTTTGTCGTTCCAATATTCGTAAACAGTGTAATTTTTACCATCTGTTTCATCAATGCTAGAGTAAACTCGCAGTACCCCAATCAACTTCTTATCCAAAGACTTTGAGTAGATAGGTATCACTTCTTTTGAGTCCACGCAAGCATATCTAAACGAGTTATCACTAGCATCTTTCCAAACGTGAAGCCAAGCGATACCAGCATTTCCTGCATTAACGCAAAGTTGCTTGCTGATACGTTCATAATCGTCTCCTAAGACGTCTACAATCTTATCATTAACGCTTTTATCGTCCACATCAAATGTAGGCGGATAGGTCAACGCATAAGCCTTTTTCTGGTCAAGCAATAACTGGTGCCAGTTGTGACTAATACGATTGTCAGCATTACGAAAGGCATTATCTTCTGCTTTCGCTTCGTTCTCAGCTCCTTTTTTATCGGCAGGCTTACGCTTTCGTTTAATATCATTCTCGTTACGATAGTATTTCTCGGCTTCAGCTGCTTGTGAGACAAACTTTCCATGTTTGACCATCTGCGACGAGATTATATTTTTAATTACTTCTATTTCCAAACAGTCATACCTCCTGACTTGAATAATACTGTATAGCAGAAATAACGTAGGGCGTCCATTGCGTGGTCGAACTGTTTGATAGGCTTGTCCTCGCCATTCGCAGAGGCTTTCTCGTCCCAGACATAAGCGTGGAACTCTTTCAACGTATTCACACAGTTCTCATGCACTGCGATTTTCTCTTGACCAAGCATGGAACCGACAAAACGAATACCTTCAAGGACGTTATTTCTAGCTTTTTTGATTCTATATCCTCGCTTCTTCAATTCAGCAATGAATGAAGAAGCAGACGGGTCAATAATGATTCGTTCGATGTTCGTATCTCCTAACCAAGCAGTTAAATCATCAGCATACTCGGCATTGGTTTTCTGTACGTTCTCGTCACGACCTGAGTAATAATATTCTCTTGTCAAGTAATACTTGCCATTGATGTCTTTTTCCCATAAAAGAAAAACGGTCGCATTCTGCGTACCGTAGTCGACTGAAACATATTTGCCCAGCTTACTCATTTCTGGCAAAGTTGATACAACATGCTTATCCTTACTGAACATATCGTAGACAATACCTTCTGCAACCGTCCAAAGACCTTGAATATATCGCTGATAGAAAACACCTTGATATTGACTTCTATAACGCTTTTTGATGTTCTCTGAAAGAGAAAGGTTATCGTCCATGTCAAAATGCAGATAAAGCATGTTCTTTGTTTCTGCTTTGTCTATCCAATTGACTTTAAACCAATGATAAGGCCCGTCTGGGTTGCAGTTGAACCACCACTTAGAACCTATCACAGAGCACCGCCCTGTACCCTGGTTAACAAACGACTCTGGCATAAGCGCTACTTCATCAAAAAAGATACCTGCCAGCGTTAAACCTTGAATAAGATCCTGTGAACTTTCGTCCTTACCGCCAAAGATATAAAAATCATTCGACACGTCTCCTTTTGTGATTTCTATCAAGTTATCCGTCCGATGATAGACGTAGCTAAAACCTCTTGACTGTATCATAACCAATAATAGTTTCAGGACGTTACGGTTGAAAGAGCCGATTGTCTTCCCACACATGGCAAAGTTCTGATGGTTGAATGATGTCATCGCCCAGATAACAAAAGCTAGGCTCATAGAGACAGTCTTGCCAGAACGGATAGCGCCATCAGCAATAATGCCTTCTGATTCATGAACCGGAGAGTTCCAAAGCCACCAAGTCAACACTTTCTTCTGCTTTTTGCTAAAAGGTTGAAATTTGAATGTATTGGTTTGCGTTCTTAATCTAGCCAAGTTTCTTCAACCACCCCTTCTAGAGATTTAATAAAGCCATCATCATGTATGTTTTCAGGCTCATTGTCAGGCAGTTTAGATTTCAGAATCTCAATTCTCAATCTCTGCTCCTCTGTAACAAGGCTTGAGCGAGTCAATTCATCATATGTTTTAATCATATTTCTAAGTTCTGACTGTATTCTTGCAATTGCAGCTAAAGCCTTACCCTGCTTATCCCAAGCAGTGTGAACTTCATAGCTTTCTCCGCCTTTTGCTGTGCTTGCAATAAGCATAGTGGTTGTATCATCAACGTCCTGAACGTACAGAATGCGCTGGGCATGTAAAAGATTAGCATAGGTTAGCTGAATGTTCTCCCAAAGAATATCAATTGGTTGCTTATCTGCCAGTTGCTCGTATATCTCATGCACTCCTTGCGGTAGATACTTAGCAAACAGGCCGTGTTTAAGGGCATTTTGCGAGCCTTTAGGCGCTCCATGACCAACTGCGTTCTTATTCCCTTTGGGTGCACCTCTTGGATTTTTGGGTGCACCCTTTTTTATACGAGTCCAATTATGCCTACGTTGCCATGATTTGACTGTGTTGATTGAGACATCATGTTTAGTAGCAATGTCTTTGTACTTCATTCCTGCCTCATAGTCTTTGCGTGCTAGTTCGCTTTTTTCCATGCCCTCCTCCCTGATTTGTTTATTTTGTAAACTAAAAAAGCCACACGATGTGCGACCTTCTTAAGACCTCTCTCTGCGAATTGGAATCGCAATTGGAACGACAGGACTCGAACCTGCCTACGTTTCAGACCCTTTATAGCCATATCGCTCCACCAACTGAGCTACGTTCCAACTACAAGGCGACTACTACCTTGCGTGTTAATTAGTAATCAATTTGAAAGTTTTCCTTTTTTTTATTTTTTTGTAGTCATTTAAAACCTCTAGCGGAATCAAACCGCCTAGCTTATAACTTACCTAGGATATAATTAGCTACGCAACCATGCAAGGTCCAGTCGCTCCTGCAACCATTTTTAAGTTAATGAGTGATATATGAATGCTAAGCCTACTGCCTACCCCATTTTGGGACACAAACACTCAAACGGCGATGCCCGGAATCGAACCAAGGGAAACATAGGAGAGAAACCACTTACCTGTCACCGCCAAAACGAGGCCGAAGCCTCAGAAATAAAATGAAAAATATAAAGGAGACATCAATGAACGAAATAGAGGGAGGAACTCGAACCCTCAACGCCTTTACGACACCCTGATTTCAGGTACCTCTCTTTTCAATCCTTGACACTACCATTCTAACAGATTTTAGACTTCATGCGCATTCACTTTAGCTCACTTTGTCTATGATTGCCTCCTCTAGTTCGGACTCGGCCTGTTTGCGTAATCTGTAATAAGTTGCCTTACTAATTCTCAAATTGTCGCAAATATCCTCAATGTAAGTCTTAGTAATGTAAGTCATTCTAAGGACAGACCTGCTTTTTGGATTTTTAAGCCTATTGATCATTCTACCTAATTCAAGTTTTCTGTTAATAACCTCTTTAGTATCCTGCTCTATAGCCTCTTTCATCACTACCAGCTGAGTATAGACATCATCAACTTTTCTAGTCTGTCCACCTTGAACTTTGACACCTGACCACTTAGGACTTGAGAGCAAACCTGCCTCAAGCTCATTGATTTCATCTATACGGCTTTGGATGTCCATGTCAAGGTCTTGTAATTCTTTCAATAGCTCTTTAGCCTTGTTCACTCTCTATCTCCTTTGTGATATAATAATATTATTGAGATTATAGCTGAGGCAGAGAGTGCCTTGGCTTTTTTATTTTATTCTTTATTCGTGATCACACTACCTGCACCGTTAACAGTGACCCAGCCATGCTTCTCTCTGGCTTCTGCTTCTTTCATCCGGATAAGATTATCTGTGATTGAGTCTGACTTAGCTTTGTTGGCCTTGGCTTCACCTTCTGCTTTGATGATGCCTGCGTCTGCTTCTGCTTGAGCTTGAACTTTTTTAGTATCAGCTTCAACTTTAGCCTTTTCCTGTTCTTGTTTAGCTGTATCGATTTCTTTTTGTTTTACAGATTCATTTTTGATTGCTGCTTCAATCTCATCTCCTGCATCTTGGTCTGTGATGGTAAAAGAAACAAACTCCAAATCTTAAGACTCAAATTTTTCTTTAAGAGCCTTATCAATTGCCTCATAGACCTCAGTACGCTTGTCACCGAGAATATCATAAATATCGTAATTTCCAGTTACAGATTCAATAGCACGCTGAACAGCAGGAGATACTACACTATTATTCACGTTTTCTAAGTCTGTGTAATTAGAGAAGACTGTCATAGCCTTTTCCTTATTGACACGATATTTCACATCGATATTAGTGTTGAGCCACTGACCATCTTTAGTCTGAGTCGTGATTTTCTCCATTGTTTTTGTTTGAACAGATGTCGATAAGGTGTATACTTTGTCAATAAATGGCATTTTTAGATGATATCCTGTTTGTAGGGTGTTTTCTTGAACACCTCCAATCGCGCTAACCTTAACCCCAACCGTATTAGCTGGGATTCGTTTCACAGCCGTGAGACGAAAAATCCCAAGTGAAGCAACCGCTGCAACTGTAATGATACCGCCCTTGGCAAGTTTTGTAAGTGTCGTTTTTCCTGTTTCGTTATTGTATTGTGTAAACATTGTTTTTACTCCTTTTTCAAATTATTTTCCCATCAAAAACTAGTGTTATTGTACCTGTACCATCTTTGTGTTTAGATACTAAAGCACGGCAATCTGAGCCTAATTCAATACCCTCAACTGTGATACTGCGCTTTATCCTGTCAACATTGATGATTGTTCCCATTAATGTTTTAATTCTCATTCTCCATCTCCTCAATAAGCCAGTCGAGATTCTTTCTGGCTTTCTTCAGGTCTTCGATACCATTCTTTTCTTTGTATCGAAGTAAATACTCGACCGCACTGCACCAGCGATGCGCTTCCATTTCTGACTTGCCTTTGATGAAATTCCTCGTAACATCCTTCACTTCGAGACCATAAGTCCCGATGTAGTGGTTTGGTTTGTTTATGTTATCAATTATTTCTGGGTACATCATTTATCCTCCAAAAGCTCTCTGTTTTCGTAGATGTTGCCGATGATTTCTTCATGCTCAGTCCACGCATATCCTTCTCTCAAGTCTTTTAGGTATACAGCTGGCATTCCTCCAAAATACGTACCTCCATATTCTTTTTCTATATAGACTTCGTGAAGGCATCCTCTTGTGCATTTGATAATGTCTCCGACAAATACCTCTTTGCCGTTCTTGTCTCTGAGTCCTGTTGATTGCATGAGTTTAATTTCATCAAACTCTACTGACATTTCTGTACATCTTTCAGTATCTCCCTGCTGACAGATATCTACGAATTTGCTATCAAATGAAATGTTAGTTACATCACACATCCATTTCAATGACTTTATCCATGCTCTATATCTTGGTATCATAATTTCACCTCTTTCCCAACTTTCACTTTCTCATACACGTCCTTCGTAACCACGAACACCCCGTAGTCACGAATCGTAAGCGTGTATAGCTTCCCATGTCGTCCTTTCTCAACGACTTTACCAAACACCTCAGAGCCTGCGTTATCAGCCTTGTAGATAACCATCGGGCGCTTTTCTTCTAGTTTTTTAATGTGGATACTCTGCCAAATATTCAATCCAGCGGATAATAATATCCAGATTGCTATGAATCGTTTCAATCTGTGACCTCCTCTACTATGATTTTGTAGCTCATTCCCGTTTTTAATTTAAATGGAATTTCTACTTTCTTTGCACCATCGAAAACAATAGTTGCTAGAGCATCAAGTACATTTTGTCCCATCAACACTTCTAAATCAACCATGCTTGTATCTTGTTCTTTACCATTGATTTCCATTACTCCACCTCCTCAATTTAAGCTTCGTTCAAATACTGGTTATATACATCTTCATCAAGAATTCCGTTTTCGATTAGATTTTCAACTGCAATTTCAATTTTAATCAAACGATTTAATTCCTTGTTAGGCAACGTAGCCATAATAACTTCTTTCATCACTCCACCTCCTTACTTTTTTGAATTCTTTCGTTTAAAGACTGGATTATGTCTTTCTTTTTCCTTCTGCTTGTGGTAATTATTGTCTTTATCGAAAACAGAGTTTTCATCTCTCATAATTTTTTTCACAACATATGGATTCATTACCTCTTTTTCCTTTTTCTTTGGTTTTACATTTATTTCTAGGAAGAAAGATTGATTTGGAATTTCAAGTGCGAAAGTTGTTGTATTGTTGTCGGGAGAGTTTAAAAGATTACCAATTTCAAGAATAAGTTCAGTAATACTACTTCCAAGCGTTAATGCCATCACTCCACCTCCTCAATCTCAATCCCCTCACAATCGAATACCCAGCCGTACCCAGCTTCTTCTAATCGCTTTCTAGTAAAGCTTTCAAGATCGCCATACACTATTTCAAAATCAAGATGATCGCCACCCTGTCTGTACACAGTTTTCAACGACTGTCCATTGCACAATATCACTTCATATCTCTTCTCTTCCTCGACCTCGTAGCCGAATTGGTGCATGTTGACAAGGGTTTGAATAGGTGTATTATCTACGTCGTTTAACCAAAAAGCGAACTTACTATCAATCTTTCCCGACTCGCTTTTTGAAGATAACCAATCCCACACATTGTACTCAAATTCGTCTTTGTGTTCCTCATACCAATCCGCAACAAACTGCTTTACTTTGACTGGTTGCGGTTCCTCTAGTTGTTTCAAGTCTTCTAGAAAAATTTGACGAGCTAGTTCTCCTGTTTTACCATTCCACTTCCCCTCATATCTTTTGTATTTCTCAATTAATTCCTTAACATTCATCTTCCAACTCCTCAACTCACCTTGTGGCTTTCCAAATTTCCAAATTCTTGGCCATGGTTTACAAAATATGAACCAATCAGGATAGCGTCAGCTTCATCGTCTTTGACGTTCAGGTCGAATTCATCAGACACCTTAGCAACGGCCTGTAGCTTCATTGATTTTTTACTTCGGTCCTTATAGCTAAATTTCCAATACTTGCGCCAGGTCGACACGTTCACGAAGTACACATTGTCAGCAATCAGTCTGCCAAGAATGATACCTGTAACAATTCCAATACTGATCATAGACTGCTGATTTGGCCCCATTACCGAGTTCTTCTCGACCACAATCGATTCAAAATGGCAGTCGTACTTCTGGAGCGCCCTTGATTGAATCGCTCGCAATTCACTAGCCATGAACCGCCCACGTTCAAAGAATGACTTGCTTTTATGCTTTAAGACACCACTCTGGACAAGTTCAGAGCCGTGAAATATGGCCCAACCTGTCGCAGTAGTCGAAATGTCTAACGATAATGTCAGAGATTTCATTGCAGCTCTCCCTTGATTCCACAAAGATCGAATAGATTTCGCTTGTTGTTCTCGATGAACTCAAAGAACTTCTGAAGTTCGGCTAAGTGGCGTTTCTCCCTCTTGACTCCAAGGCTCGTATGATACTCTGTTGGCGTTTTCGGTGTTACCCTGATGTCTAGCCAATAGAGAGGCTCGAACACGTCGCCACTTGTATCAAGAGAAGCATCTGCGTCCGTATTTCTGAAATGCATCTGCATATCATATTCAATCTTGTTTGTGATCGTGATATTCTTATCTACGATTTCGAGTGCAATACTCGTTCCTGCTATATCGATTTTATAATTCATTTATTTTCTCCTGATTTATACTGCTTTGGGTAGTAATTTTACTTGTTTCATCCATTCCCTGGCTACATCCCAAACCTCACTGGGAACATTTTTGTTGTATTTTCCACGGAATTGAATTATCTTGCCTTGCTTTACTTCGAGTGTGTAAAGAGGTTTTTTAGGTTGATTTGATAGACGGACAAACACTATTAAGGTATTCCCTTTAAAATGCTTGTCTGTGTACGAGCTTACGCAATGATGTAGCTTCTTGCCCTCATAGATAAGTTCGGCCACTTTTCTAGGAACGTGAAATGCGTATCCTTGGATGGTCTTATCCATTCCTTCTCTAAGTTTGAATTCTGCTTCAAGCTGCTTACGTTTCTTCTTATCTTCCAGTTTGCGTTTTTCTTCAACGAATTGATTATATAATCCGACCGTGTGATTATGCATGGCCGTAAAATCCTTTGGAACAAGCATAGCATCACTTTCAGGCTCAACCCCCATTTCTCGTAACATTTTGAGGTAATCAAGATATTCATTGAACTCAATTCTGTTCTTGATAACCCAATTCTGAAACTTATTGATCCCGACACCTTTCGGTATATGCTTGATATCGTGGTAAGTCAGATAAGACTCAATGCCAGGCACCAGTCGGCCGTTCCGTTCTTTTAATCGACGGCTCAACTCAAATTCATTAAAACTACGATTTGAATTCTTGAAAAATTGTTTATTCCTCTGAAGCCATCTGCGATTCAAGGTTCGCATATCTACGTTTTTGGTGAATCCAGTGTAACCTGGATACATGATTTCGTTGGCCAATTTGTAAGCATGAATTTTCTGAGCGAATTCAATTTCAAACTTATATTTGTAAAGCCGTTCAATTTCCCAGTAGCAAATATTCCCGAACTTCAAATATTTGAGTTCAGATACCTTTTTAAGTTTTTCAACCCATTTGTTTGGATAGAATTTATTACCAGTATAATACCCTCCGCTAAAGAAATTAGCGAATAGATACGGATAAAATTGTCCGTTGTAATCTTGGCCAATCTTCACATGTTTGTCATTTTCGAATCGCTCCAAATTTGTAAAATGCCAATCGATAAACTGTTTTCCTTCAACCAAATTCGACCTAAATTCATAAGATTGTATCTCAATGCGCTTCGAGGTACTGAGAATGATAGAGAAAAAGTAGGTCTTGTCATAAAAAGTGAGCCGTGACGACTTTGTCAGTCGTTTCTCGATACAATGGCCAAGGTTCAAATCTGAAGCGATTATGGTCTTGTCCTTATTGCTCCATTTGTACGTTGTGATTTGCGAGTAGCACCAGCTCCAGAAACCTGCAGGTGGCTTCAATCGTCTATCTGCTTCTCGCTTGCATTGTTCGTTGATCTTGCTCATGCTAGTTCTTCAAAAAGGTCCAATTGACCTTCGACTACTCCTTTCTCCTTCTTAATTTTAGGCTTCTTGATGATCTCATCACCTGGACCAGCGCCTTTCTTAATTTTAGCGACATCCACATTTTCTTCAGGAGAATCCTGATTTTTCTCTTCCTTTTTCTTCTTGATAGATTCGACTGGTACCTGTTCGATGTTGGATACTTTTGAATTTGAGATAAAATATTCTCGAATCCATCCAAAAACAGTGTTGTCATCGATGCAAGCTACTCCATTTTCAGCGAATTTGCGCGCTTTTTCTTTCGCATACTTCAGAGCACATTTCAGAGAGTATCGCTCTTTTAGGATGCCTTGGAATAACTCTTCGTCCTCTTGGTCGCAAATCCAGTTATGAATGCGATCAAGTGAAAGATCATGTGGTTTATTTAATTCCTCTAGCAACTTAGCCAGGGCTTTTTCTTTGATTTCATTCATTTCATTTCAAAAAATGCGACTGCCTCTGTTGTTGTGAGTTTGGCTAAATACAGGCAGTCGCTCGTCCAAGGTCACATGACCTTCATTGACGCTTTCTAGTTCGCAGTTTTACAAGAATGCCCGGCTTGTTTATTTTTGAGTTGTTTCCATTTTGGAAATAGTTGGTTTTTCAAACTTAATAATCACTTTCAATCAGGTCATTCAAGCTAACTACTGCATTCAGCTTTTTCTGGCTTCTGCAATAATCGCAATGACCACATTTTTTAGGCTCTTTCCGGCCTTGGATAACCTCCCAAACTTCTACAATTTTAGACTTGATTTTGTCTAAACCTTCTTCAAGCCATTCATCATCGATTTTCAAAATGTCACGATCTGGCACGTTTTCCTTGCTGACTGCTACGATGTATGGTCTGAAATCTTTACCAGTCATCTGTTTTAAGAGTTCACGATACAATCCAAGCTGACCATGATATCCAAAGTTAAGAATATTGTTAACTGCTGCAGGAACTTTCTTTTTAAGTTCTGCGCTCCATTCTTCAGCATAGATGGACTTCATGGTTTTTAAATCCACGAAATAGCCACGACTCAAGTTGACACTGTCCAGCTTACCTTTGACTGGAACCCCTTCGATTTCTCCATAGACAATCAACTCTTTTTGAACTTCGTCTGACGGATAACCATGGTACAAATGATTAAATCCATCGTCATCCTTTAGACTTGCAATCATCTTATCGCCAATCACAAAGTCAGATTTTAGATTTCCTTTGTTTTTCCCAGTTTTGGCCAAGATTTTGTCGCCATTTTCATCCATGAACTGCTGGTGTGCTTCTGGGCTTTCAAAGTAGCTATGAACATAGTTCCCAAGGAGGAGAGGGGTCTCGTCCCTCTCTTCTACCCATTGGCCACTGTCCAAAGCAAAGGCCTTGGCCTGGCATTGCTGATACCGTTTAAAGCGTGAATTGGTCAACCAGTTTGTGTCCTGGTAGTAGTTCTCTTGTGTTAATTCTTCCATGGCCTACTCCTTAATGTTGGTCGTGTTTCCCTCAAAGAAACTGATCTCTTCCAAAACTTCTCCCGTTTCTTCGTTAAAGTCTGGAATTTCATCTGCTGGGTATTCGGTAGAAGCTAACTCGTCAGGAATTGCCGTTTTTTCAGCCGTTTTTGGGGGTGTTTTGCTTTCTTCGGTAAATTCTCCATCTACCACGTTGTCTGGCTCTGTGGGCGTGCTAGGGGCTTTTAAAATGTCGTCTAACGTTTCAGCTTCTTCTCTCACTGGTTCAGCTTCTTTCATTTGGCGCTCGTTATCATACTCATTTTCTGTAGTACGGTTCACAGCATCAATAAATAAATCATTATCATCACTAGTATTAAAGAACTGTTTCGCAGCACGATTGATAACTGTACGCTTAGCCATTTCTTGAGGGAAGTTATTCTGAACATTCTTAGTTTTAGCTTGCGCCCAAGACTTGTCAATTTCTTTTTTGGTCATAACAGTCAGGATTTTCTCCCCATCCTCTTTTTCGATAATGCAATAAGCTCCTGCGATTGGATTGTCTGCATTAACCCAATCCGTTTCATGGCTAACAAAAACTTTCCGACCGTTTTCGTTCTTAATTTGGAATTTGTCACCCTCATAGATAACTTCTGCATAAATATCTTTCACTTCTGGTAATTGCTTAACAACTTTCATAGTGCCAAAATATGATCTAGTCAGCTTAACAGTATTTCCGTAAGGGATAAAATAGCACTGAGTCTTTGCCGGGCTAAGCCCTTGAGTTACCATGTCAAGGAGTGCATTGTAGATACTATCTTGAGTGCACGTCTGGAGCAAATTCCCACTGCTGGAATTTTTTAGAGCATAATATGCTGAACTGAGTGCATTGCTAACGCTATAATTCTGTGCAATCATTAGTCCCTCGTTTTGCATTTCTCCAATGCGTGCTGCAACTGGTGATGTAATTTGTTTTTGTGTTAGTTCGTTTGTCATTTCTTTCTTCCTTTCGTCTTCTTCAAATTCCAATTTTCACGTTTTATACGTCTATTTTCGTTTTGCAATTTCAAAATAATATCCTGTTGGTCGTTGATGATTTCTCCGAGTTCTCGGCCGAGATGAATATATTCAGCTCGCCAGTTGTCGATTTCTTCGTGTAGCTCCTGAATCATACTTCATCACCCACGTATCGATACTGCCCACATCCAACATAGATGTACTGGCTTGGGTCAAGTTCTTCTCGTGGTTCAGGCGGTTGCATCATATCTCTGTCATAATCAAACATGAGCATACACCTTTCCAAGTTCCAACACTCGTTTCACATATCTGGCCTTGGATGTTAGCCCAAGATCCAGCAATTCGTTTTTTTCTTCATGATTGGCCAAAAGCCATACACGGTTTTCAAGTTCAATTCTCGTCATTATCTTATCCTCAGCGTAACACTTTCATAATCACTTTCTTAGGTTCTGGCAAAGCTAACGGTTCAGGACGTAAACCTTCAGGGCGCTCATTGTCAAACGTGAAGCCCGGAAACTCTCTGCGAATGTTTTTGCGAATTTCTTGACGTTCAATTTTTCGTCCGATTTCAACAATCTTATTAAATTCATTGACCGCTCGTGTATCTTCCTCTTCCTGCTTGCGTTGTTTCTCAAGTTCGTGCAGTTCCATTTGTCGTACTAAAATCCCAGCTAAAATAAATCCTAAAATCACTGCGCCAGTTCCTAGAAGTTGGTTGATTAATGGTGGTTCAAACATTTTTTCTATCTCCTTTATTTTGCTAACTGACTCTGAAACCGTAGTACGTCGTTCAAGTCATATAAATACTTACCGCCTTTAGCATTTTGCTGATAGCGGAATTTCCCTGCGTCTCTGAAATCTTCGATTTTCTTACGACCCCAGCCTGTCCTTTCTTGAACATCTTTGATTGAAGCCCAGTTCGTACCTCTTGATACTCGTAGTTTAGCTTCAGTCATAGCTTTCACATTTAACTGGACAAGTTCTGCAAGCAGTTCATTTTTGAAATCTTCTCCAAACAATTCCAAAGCCATTGGCAATTTCCTCTCTTTCGTGTTATAATTTAGTTAGTAATTTTTGATTAGCGCCTGATTGCCGTCAGGTGCTTTCTTTGTTTTACATTAGACAGAAAGTCTAATCATTGATAGGCTTAATTTTTATTTCAACTTTCATCTCACTAAGCCGATCGATTGCTTCTTGCAATTCTTCGGCTTTTTTTGATACTTCTTTACAGGCTTCCTTTAGTTCTTCAATACCCGAAACTTCAACATTAAACCGATATCCTATTGGTCTCATTTCTTTCTCCTTTGTATTTATTTTTTCTACCCTCTCTTTATTTATTAAGAGAAGTAGGACTTGTTGTTAGTTAATATTTATTGTTATTTAATACTTGTTGTTAGTTAATATTTATTAGTGTAAAAAGTTTGACATGAAAAAGTTTGACATGAAAAAGTTTGACATGAAAAAGTTTGACATGAAAAAGTTTGACATGAAAAAAACTTACATCTCAAAAGTTGAATCACTAATAGCTTTATCGAGTCGTTGCGACATGATATCAAACTGGAAATCAGATATTTTTCTATCAGAGAAAAATCGAAATACATGACTTCCACCACGGCCTGGAGGCTTTCGCCTAACTTGACGCAAATATCCAGCCTCTTCCAAGATTTTGAAATATTTACTAATAGTTGGACGACTAACACCTTTCCGCTTAGCTATTTCTTCTGGATAGACTTGCCAGTTTGGGTGATTAGCCAGCACCACCATCATGATGCCCACAGCTGTGAAATCTAGCGCAGGATCGTTGATAAAACTATTACTAACAGCTGTATAATCGTCAGTTGGATTCCTGAAAGATGAACTGGCAATCCAAATCTTTAAAGTATGTCATACGCTCCCCTTTCCATCTTTTTTCATTACGGTTAAACCGCAATATCGGTTAAAAAAATAATATCATCTACTGATACATCGAAAACACTAGCGATTTGATATGCTTTTGAAACACTAGGTTCTGTTATCCCACGTTCCCAATGCCCCCAAGTATCAACCGAGACATTCACAGCTGCTGCCGCATCACTTTGTCTCCAGTTTTTGAGTGTCCTTAGTGTTTTTAAAGTCATTTTCTGCACATTCCCACCTCCTTATCTAAATTCATCCAAGCTGACTTCCAGTGCATCAGCGATTTTGCATATATTAGGCCAAGAAAGGTATTTTACCTTTCCGCTTTTCAAGTCAGAAAAGAAACTTCGATTAACTCCAGCCATCTTAGATAACTGATGTCCGTTCAGATTTCTTTCCTGCATAATTCTGTTTAATTGTTCCCACATGTTACACCTCCCGAAAACACTATATGTTGTTAAACAAATATATTTAATTACAATATGTTGTGTTTTTCTGCTATCTATGTTATAATCATTCTTGACTAAGACCTCTCACGTTTTAGTCAAAATTCCAATAGAAAGGAGGTAATGTTATGACTCATTATTGGTATAACGATCGCGTTGATACTAACAATAATCACGAAGTACATAAACTTTCTTGTAAGTATCTACCTGATACAATTCATTCCACGTATCTAGGAAAATTCGACTACAATTTTCAAGCCATGGAATATGCTAGGCAAACCGAACCCTACAAGCAGTTTGACGGTTGCTACTTTTGCATGCCAACCGAACATAACGGCTAATTTGACTGAGTTGCTTCCTGCAACTCTTTTTTATGCTCTCGATTGCTAGCAATTGTTGAACGATACTCTTGAATAAAATGGTACTTCATTGTCTCAATAAAGAACTTCCGTTCATCAATCAACATTTCCCTCAAAAATTCGCATTCTTTTCTTAGTGCAATCAATTCTTGTATTCCTTCTGCTGCTGTTTGAGTTACTTCTGCTAATTTTTCCATACCAGAAATATCAACATTAACATGCGGCTGTTCCATTATCGTTCCCCTTGTTTTACTTTCCAGCGCCCTGAGTTCAATCTCATGGCTGACTTGTTTCAATAGCTTCTCACACGCTATTTTAGCTTCTCTGTACGTTGTGTTTTCGCTGATGAAGTAATCAGCAAGTTCGATGATTTTATCTTCCAATTCTAACTCGCTTTCAAATGTGGTATAATCAAAATAAAATGATTGGAGAAATACTATGAAAACTGCTAACGTTTCATTCCGTGGTGCGAGTCACCAGACAGTAAAATTTGAATATCCTGAACATTGCCCGCATTGCGGAAAAAGCATCTCGCCTGAAAGAATACATGTTTCAGATAGTGAGGATAGTTACGCTAGTGGAGATGCTCGCTTTGTTGTTACTTTTCGTTGCTCACGCTCAGCTTGCAAAAAATACTTTTCTGTTGAGTATATTTTCGAATCTACATCTAAGCCCTGTGTAATTGTAGAATACAGCTACCGTCCACCTATCAAAGTAAAACTCCCTGAAAATATAGAGAAAATTTCTCCCGTTTTTGTTGAAATCTATTCTCAAGCAACAATTGCAGAAAGAGAGGCATTAGACCAAATAGCAGGTGTCGGCTATCGTAAAGCAGCAGAATTTCTCATAAAAGATTACGCAATCGCTAAAAATAAAGACGATGAAGGAAAAATCAAAACAATTATGCTTGGACAAGTAATCGCTACATACTTAAATGATTTCCCAAAAATTCAAGCCTTGGCAAAATCTGTTGCCTGGATTGGTAATGATGAGACTCATTATGTCCGCAGACACGATGGTAAAGATATCGATGATTTAAAGAAATTCATTCTCTCGGCGGCTCAATTTATTGCTGCTGATTATGATGCAGATGAAGCGTTACTTTTTACATCTTCTTCTGATTGAGAAATCTTAGAATCTAGTTCATCCACTTTCTCAGCAATATATGTCACGATCCTCAATATCTCATTGAGGGCTGTTCTTTCTAGTTCATTCATTCCGTTCTCCTTTCTGTTTGTGATATAATGAAATCAAAAATGAGGTAATTCTGATGAAATTAAATCCTGATTGTATAAGAGATATACTGCTAGATATTGAAAGTAAAACTACTTTCAAAACATATGCTAAGTACACCGAACCCGAGGACTTCAGTAATTTACAACCAAAGTATGAAGTTGACGAAATAATGTATCATATAAGACAATGTGAACATTCTGAATTGTTCATTGATAAAGTTTCGTACTTCATTGGCGGAGGTTGTATGGTAAGAGATTTATCTCCCAAAGGGCATGAGTTCATAGCAAACATTCGAAAAGATACCAACTGGAATAGAACAAAAAGTATTGCTAAAGATGTTGGTAGTTTCTCTATAAATGCTCTTACAGGTATAGCTTCACAAATTATTGCAGAACTAATCTCTAGGCAGTTCAACCAGTAATTTCACAAATAACTCAGCACTGTTGTTTTCAGCCGTGCTTTTTAATTTGAATTTTTCTACCCCTTTTAAAAGGTTTCCGTCAAGATAAATCTGACCGCCCCTTAATTCAAACTCATTCATCTTCTACTCCTTATCTTTTTTATCACATCGGTATTCCACTATCTTACGAATAGTAAAAGATACAATCACAAATCCTGCTAGGATTATCAAGCCAACATTTTCATCCATTGCTTTTCACGGCAAATGATGGTACACTATCAAGTAGAGGTTGGGGCATCGCCCCTTTCTCTACTTTTTGTTTTGAAGCTTACGTTTGTGTTCTAAGATTTGTTTGTGCCACAAACGAGCTTCTCTGACTAAGCCTAGTGCCAAGATGACGGTTGCAGTGTCCTTGGTTGCTAGGCTTTTTATGATGTGTTCCATCATTTGCCTTACCTCCTTTTCCTTAAGCTTGATTTAATTATACTGCGGTTAAACCGTAATGTCAAGTATTTTTTGCGTTTTTTTCGCAATTTTTTATTTTATTCTTTACTTTTTTGCGTTTTTTCCGTAAAATGTACTATATAAGGAGGAACGGAAATGAAAGTCGAAAATAAAAAAATTTTTGCCAATAATCTGAGTTTTTACATGGAGAAAAAAGGGGTGGATAGAAATAGATTATGCGCAGACTTAGATTTAAAATACACTACCGTTCGCGATTGGCTAAAAGGAATAACCTACCCTCGCATTGGAAAAATTGAACTTTTGGCAAACTATTTTAATATAAATAAATCTGACCTTATCGAAAACAAGATTGCTACCGTTCAAGCATCAGACTCCCTTTTAGAAGAAATTACAAACACAGCTCGAAAATTAAACACTGACAATAAAAAAATCGTCCTACGGACTTCTGAGGATCTTCTGAAAGAGCAAAAAAACGAAGATAAAACGAAGGTAAACGAAGTATCAGAGAAAGTTATCGACTTGTACCAAGTTGAGGTAGTATCTGAGACTGCAGCAGCTTGTGGATTTAACTATGGATTCGGTTACGACGATACTGACAGAGAGACTATAGAGGTTGACGAGCAACCACCACGCCACGATATTGCTACCAAGGTAAGCGGAGACTCCATGCAACCTGACTACCAAGACGGAGACATTCTCTATTTAGTAGACAAAGGACTGACTACCTACAACGGAGATTTGGCAGTTATCGCATACGGAGATCGTTCTTACTTCAAGAAGATATATACCGAAAACGGACGCTTACGCCTAGTGTCGCTCAATGACAAGTATGAAGACATCATCCTAGACTTCCCACCAGCCGAAGACACACACATCAAGATTTTTGCAGTTATTGGGGTGTATAGAGGGGAATAAAACTAAATTTAACAAAAATACCTTGACAAAATTTAAACAATACAGTAAAATGGAGATAATTTAAGAAAAAAGTGTCAATAACTCTACGGGGTCTGATGCGGAAGAAGTCTTCTCCATTTGCTTGGAGGAGGCTTTTTTTGAAACCATTTAAAGATTTAGAAGAACAACTTGATGTGCTCAAAGATAGAAATCTTGCTATCACCAATAGAGAGCGTACATTAAAATATTTATTGAGTAACAACTACTACAATATCATTAACGGATACAGTAAATTCTTTCAGATAATAGATAGTGATAATTATATAGAGGGCGTCACCTTCGATGAAGTGGCTTCTCTCTACACTTTTGACAAGGATATTAAGAGAGCTATCCTGCAATCTATACTTGAAGCTGAACATCATATAAAATCTATTACAGCTCATAGATTTGCAGAGGCTTATCAAAATCAACAATATGCTTATCTCGACACTAAAAATTACGACAACGATAAAATCCTTGATGTAGGCTATATCATATCTAGACTCTCTAAAATTGTGAACTATAATAAAAATAAGCGTGGAACTTCAATCAACCACTACTACACTAACCACAAAGATGTCCCGATATGGGTTTTAACTGACTACTTGGAATTTGGTGATACACGAAACATTATCAAAAATTTGCCAACGAGTCTACAAAATAAAATTGCAAAGGATTTAGTTAGTTTTTTAAAAACAAATAATCCCGATTTCACTGGTGTGTTCCCCCCAGAAACTATGATTTCTTTTTTAAAAAATATCAACCAAACAAGAAACGTATGTGCTCACAATAACAGACTGCTAAATTATAATTGTACTGCAAATAGTGTCTACTTTTCCCCTATCCATGATGACTTCAACTTACAAGACGACGATTCCAGAAAATCAGTCTACTCAACAGTTGTCAGCTTACAGTGCTTCATCAGCGGAGAAGAGTTCAATCGTTTGTGGAATACTCTCAGAAAAAAAGTTAGAAAACTTGAAAACAAACTAAAATCCGTTGATATAAACATTATAAATGCTACATTAGGATTTCCAAATAATTGGCACCGCAAGGAACCGAGAAAATAAATAAACCAACTCTTTCCATTTTGGAAATAGTTGGTATGTAAAAAACAGAAATAAAAAATGTGCAATAACTGATCCACATTAAAAGCTGAGAGAGGTTTCATTATGAATGAAGAACGCAAAGTTTTAGGTATTTTGGCTATTATTTTTGGAGCGATTGCTCTATTTGGGTCTTGGATGCCTATTATTAACAATCTATCTTTTGTTATTGCTATCTTAGCGCTTATATTGGGCTTGATAGGTCTAGCTATTAACAGAAAAAGACCAAAAATGTTGGCTATCATTGGTACAGTCTTAGCAGTCGTATCAATGGTTATTGTTATCGCTACGCAATTGATGTATGCCCGTGCTTTGAATAACGCTGCTAAAAACGTTGAAGAAACTGTCAGCTCAGTAAGTTCTTCTATCGAATCATCACAAAAAGAAGAGGATGCTAAATTTAACTGGACAAAAGAACAGTTTGACGCTCTTCAGATGGGTGACATCACGAATTATGGAGCTGGTGGAACTAACTACGATGATATTGTTAGCGTTCATGGAGAACCAAATAGCATAAACACTACTACTGTTAATGATCATGAAAGCAGAACAATTTCATATTCTTCAGCAGGGACAAAACTCCGAAGCATTACTTTGACATTTAGCAAACAAGAAAATGGTGCTTATTTATTGACTGCTAAAGTCGGCATCGGATTGGAATAATTCAAAATAAAAAAATCCCCACACTCGCCATCGCCAAATTTTGAGTGTGAGGATATCGTCTATAAGGAAACAACCATTCAAAAGGTCGTTTTCTTGTACCCATTTTATCAAGAAATGAGGTAAAAATCAATGGAAATAAAGTCTTATAAAAAGAAAAACGGAGAGACGGCTTTTGGTTTTAGAATTTACGTCGGAAAAGAAAACGGAAAAGACAAGTATATTAAACGAAGAGGATTTGCGACTAAAGCTAAAGCAAGAGCAGCACTACTTCAACTTCAGGAAGATATAGAAAGTGGAGAACAAAGCAGGAAAGAAATCACGGTTGAGGAAATCGCAAAAAAATGGCTCAAAGATTATTCTGAGACAGTGCAAGAAAGCACATACATCAAGACATCTAGGAATTTCAAGAATCACATCTATCCAGCTTTCGGCAATAGAAAGATAGCTACGATAACACCACTTCAAATGCAGGAACAAGCTAACGAGTGGTCGAAGAAACTGGTCTATGGCCGTAAGTTAAAGGGGTTGATGAATAATGTTTTTAAGTATGCAATCAGACATGGTTACATTGATACCAATCCAGTAGACAGCGTGATTACATCAACAAGAAAGAAATCAGATAACAAGAGCGATTTCTATAGCAAAGACGAACTTAAAAAATTTTTAAAACTTGTCTCCAAAACAAAGGATCTAGAGAAGATAACTCTATTCCGTCTTCTGGCCTTCACAGGGGCACGAAAAGGGGAGATTTTAGCTCTTGAGTGGAATGACTGGACAGATAATACTCTTGACATAAATAAGGCCATTACAAGAGGTTTTGCAGGCGAAGAGATAGGCAATACCAAAACGGTAAGCAGTAATCGACTAATCAGTCTGGACAAGAAAACAAAAAGTATTTTGAAAAAATGGAAAAAGCAAAATCCAAACACCAAATACATTTTTGAAAATGAATTTAAAAAGCCAATTCCAAGCACTCTTCCTAGAAAGTGGCTTATCAAAATTGTGGAAGGTAGCGACCTACGTCCAATTAAAATCCATGGATTCAGACATACACATGCCAGCCTTTGTTTTGACGCTGGTATGACTTTGAAGCAAGTCCAACATCGGTTAGGACATTCCGACTTGAAGACGACCATGAACGTTTATACTCACATAACTAAGCAAGCAAAGGATGACATCGGAGAACGCTTTGCCAATTATATTAATTTTTAAACACAACAGACCTTCTTCAAAAAGAGGGTCTGTTTTAGGGTCTGTCTTTTTCGCAAAAGAATACCAAGGAATACCAAACTCAAAAATAAAAAACGTTGATTTAACAACGTTTTACAAAGGAATGCAAAAGAATGCAAAGGAATAATGGAGCCGGTGGGAGTCGAACCCACGTCCAAACATCTGCTAACATATTTGTCTACAACCATAGGTTATGTATTCGTTTAACAGTCCCTCGACACATAACTCAAGCCTAGAAACCGCGAGTCTATCAATCTCTTATCAAGCCGCTAGACAAGACTTGATCGTATCTCGCTAATAATAAGACCCATCATCAGACACGAGCAATCCGAATCGGGTCACGCCTGCTGGTTTTTAGGCAGCTAGAGCGTAAGAAGTGTTATTTTTTGCAGTTATATTTAACTGAGCGTTTACGTCGCCACACGAGTCGCAAAATATGCCTCATAATGCCTGTCGAATCCGTAACGACCCCAAAAGACAATAAAACCATTATACCTTATCTAACACAAAAATGCAAAAAGGAAAGCAATTAACTACAAAAGATAGTCTTTCAAAGATTTTGTCAAAACCTGATAACCAGCAACACTAAGGTGCAACCCATCAGTTGTATAATCTTTTTTGAGTTGACCTGCCTGGTCTGTCAAACTATCAAAAACTGGCACAAATTCTACCTGCATATAGGCAGAAGCAAGCTCTTGATAGGCTTGATTCCATTTCTGAATTTTTTCATTCGTGCGGATATAGACTGTCTGCTTGTACTCTTCTCCCTCATTGACTGGCAAAATAGAAAGCAATTTAATCTCAGTCAATGGATAATCGCGAGCAATGGATTGTATGATAGCTTCGAGGTTATTGAGAGCCTCATTCACAGGCACATCTTTTCCGATATCATTTGTCCCAATCAAAAGGACAATTTTATCTACTGCTCCACCGTACAGATGCGCATCTAGATTCTCTAGTAACAGCCCTGTCTGATAACCTCGAATACCTCGATTGACAATCGTCTTTGAAGTCCCAAATAGTTCCTGCAGAGGATAGTATTCGACAATGGAATCCCCAATAAAAAGAATATCTGGCTCTACAACAGAAACCTGATTTAAGTGACGATACTTGGTTTGGATTTTTTCTTGTTCCTTTAGTAACCAATTTTCTAATAACTGTACTGCCACT